AGAAGAATGTGTTAATACATATCCTGTAGCTGTCATAACTGGAGACATTGCTTTTTTAGCTGGAATTGTACAAAATACATCTTTTTCTCCTCCAGCAAAATTTACTTTGTTATCTGAATTAGTAGAGGAAATAATTGTATCTCTAGAAAGAGTATCTGGAGTTGCATCAGTCACTGTACCAATACCTACTTCAAACTCTGTTTGAGTTGAATTAGTAATACAATGGGAAGTTTTATTACCTGTACCAATACCTGCAACAAAAGTTTCAAAACCTTGTGAAGCTCCAGCTAACTCGAAAGTTACTGTTCCGTTAGTAGTACTTGTTTCTTTAACTCTATCATTAATGATGAGTGCAGCCATAAGTAGTACTCCTTTAAGCTATTCTAATTAAACCAGCACTAGCATTAGCAGTTGGAAACTGTAATTCAAAAGTTCCGTTCGTTGAAGTTTTAACTCCTCCAAAATCTAAAACTGCAATTGCAGAATTAGCATTATTTGCATTATATAAAAGTGCAGCTTGAGCAGAAATTGTTGCATTTGGAAATGAAACATTGTCCGCATCAAAAATAGCTGTAGTTCCATCTACAGAAATTGCAACATTAGTTAATGCATTTCCTCCAGTAGTATAATTACTACCACCACCATCTGAAACTTCATTTGCAGTTATGTAAACAGATGTAGTTGCATTTAAAGTTGCCGCATTAGTGTATAGTGCACATTTAAGAGTTTGAGCTTCAAGGTTTCCACCAGGCGACATCAAATCTTGTTTAAATACTGTGCAAATCGCTTGTGTTATTGCCATATTATTGTCCTCCAGTTAATGTGTTTGTACCAACAGGGCTACCGGGAAACTTATAGTTTGTTCTTCTTCTTCTACGAGCTTCGTTATTTACAGTGGCAACTCTTGTATTATACAAATTTTGGTATATAGTATAATCTTCCATGTTCTTTGTAAAGAGATTTGCTTCAGCTAAACAACCAAATAATAAAACATCTGGTATATTTTCGGTGTACCAATTAGTAGTATTGTTATTAGATAATGGATTAATTCTTCCTTGATATCCTAATTTAAGTGTATAAGCTTGATCTGGTGTTGGTGCCAAATATACTCGATCATCATCAAAATTAGCAAAATATTTAGGTTGACCTTGAAGAGATACATCTGGCCAATATTCTTGACAAAAAGCTAATGGTTTCATTTCTAAATAAACAACTTCTGTACCAACAGTTATAGTTAAATAATTAAATAACATAGGTTCAATAGTAGTAGGAAGATTTACAAATCTATCTCCTATTATTGCTGTTGTAGTTACATTTTCATTAAAACCAACAGGATCAATATCTCTTGATAATGAAGAAAATGCATTATCTATAAAAGTATCTAATTGATTATTAAAATCAGTACCTGTATTTTCTGCCCATGTTTGTATATCAGTCTTTAGACTGCTGTATGTCATTGCCATTTTTATTCTCCACTTTTACTTCTTCGTCAATCTTAAATTTAGTCCATACATGTCCTGCAAATGGATAAGTTCCATAATGCGTTAAAGGACTGCGAAGATCAACATGTATTTTACCGCCTATTTTTTGCCATAATCTACAAAAAGCATAATCTTCTGATAAATATCTATTACTTTTTTCATCAATAATACAGTCAAAAAATGCGTAGCAATTGTTACTTCCATACTTTTTACCATTAATAATTTGATCACTAGTGTATTTAAGGTTAGAATAAGCTTCTATCATTTTTCTAAAAACTTCTTTTTTTATACACATAAATCCAGTTGCAGCATCCATTACTTCAGTAAAGCCATTATCTACTTCAATGTTATCTGGATTAGAAAAATTTAAATTATATCCTAAAGCTCTTTGTTCTATATTTTCATTACTTTTTTTACATAATTCTGGTATTCTTTCCCAATCAATAGATTTTCTAGGATATACTCCACAAGCTACATCATAATTAGATAATACCATACGAGAAACTGCATCTCCATTAAATCCTATATCAGAATCAATAAACATTAAATGTGTAAAGAGTTCTGGATTAGCATCATCTGCATCTAAAAATTGACTTACTAAAGTATTTCTAGCTCTAGTAACTAAACTTTCATTTCCCATTGTATTTAAATGTACTCTATAATTATTCTTTGCTGCAGATTGTGTTACACTCATAACTCCATGTAAATATCCTTCAGAAAGTTGACCGCCATAACAAGGTGTTGCGATCATAACACTCGGTGTTTTATTTTTTATCATGTGATAACAACTGTAACATTTCCTAATGAAGTTGTTAACAAATTTGTATTGTTTAAATACCATGTTGTAGGAAGAGTTGCCACTCCTACATAAACAGATTGACCTGATGTGTTTTGAAAACCAGATAAAGCAGTAATTTGATTAGGAACTCCACCGGTAGATGATCCAACTGCACCACCACCTGTTCTTGCTCCTTGTGTTGCAGATATATTAGCTGACGGTCTAGCATTTTGTAAAGTTTGTGCATCAGTAAAATAAGTTAAATCTAATTGTGGTTGTTTTGGTTCCCACTCTGAAGTATGAACAAACATTCCTGTCCATTCAAATACCATTTCTTGATAAGGAAACCTTAATCCTGATCTATCAGAAATAGCATATGCATATTTTCCACCTGCAAATTTTTGAGTAGGTGCTCTATGTGGTCTTGTGCTGGCTGGTACTCTAGGCATTATGAATAATAAGTATTTCCTGTTGCTGGTAAAATTCTAGTTGAAGGAGTATCATCGCCAGCAACTAATCGTTGATATGCTTCTTCATAATCTATCTTTAAAGTTTGTTGTATAGCTGGTGCAATACCAACTCTTTTTTTAGAAAGATAATAAGCTAATCCTGCACACATACATTCTAAAGCTCTTGAAGGTACATCTACATTTTGTTCTACACCATTTACTGTTGAAGCTGTAATATCTTCTATTCTTCTAATTCTGTAATAAGTAATTGTATAATTAGTATCAGGAGCTGGATAAATTTTTAAAACAGGTGTACTTAATCTTTGTAAATAATATTGTGTTGGTCTAGCTGAAGTAGTTTTATTAGAAATTGCAGCATAATCATTTAATCCTAATGCAGTCATAGCATATTCTGTGCCATCACTTATTTGAATGTTAGCATTAATAACATCAATGGTATCAGCTGGTAATGTATATGAAATTGTTCCAGTTGTTATAGCTAAAGTTTTATATTCTACAGTCCATTGATTGTAACCACGATTAGCCCAATCACTAAACATAATATTTAAACTTCTTCGTGCAGAACGCACGTCATAACCTAAAATAGGATCACCACCTATTCTATCGTAAGCTTCTTGTATTACATCATTTACAGTTAAAGTAAATGTGGACGTTCCTGATAAAGCCATAGTCCTCCATTATGCAAAAAATGTTGTAACTCCACCAACATTAGTTAAAGTTGCTTGTAAAGATGTACCAAATTTTACACCGTCACTTGGTAAATTAATATTAACTGGTCCCGATGCTGCACTTGCAGATGTAGATACTGTAAATTTATTAGTACCACCATCAGCAAAAACTACAGTACCAGCACTAGCTGTTGGTGTAATTATAAAAGCTTTTAATCTAGTCGGTCCACCAAATAATGTTTGGGTACCTGATGTATTAGAAGTAAAAGCTACATTTAGATCCGATCCTGCCATTTTTTTCTCCTATATTAAATTATATTTTCGTAAGTCTTCATAGAGTAAAGCAATTCTGTCATCTTGTCTAGTTGATGGTTTTAAATATTCTTGCATATTAGCTTTAGCTTGTATAGAGCTTAAATCTGGTGGTTTAATATTTATATTATCACTTGATGTTCCTACTAAATCTTTACTTGCAGGAAGTTGTTGTACATCTCCACCGCTAAATGTTTCAATTACTTTTTCTATGTTTTTTAATTTTTTTTCTAAATCTTGTTCAGTGTCTTTTTCTTTTTCTTCATCTGTTTTTGTTTTAATAATTTCAGCTGTAGATTCATCAACAGTTTTTTCGTCCTCTGTTTTATCTTTTTTAATTGTTACTGATTCAGCTGTACTTCTTTCTTCTTTATCTTCAGCATCAGTATTAGAATAATCAATATTCTCTAAAGCTTTACCAGATTTAAATAAATTTTCTAAATTTAACATAATATTATAGGGGGCCCCAAAGGCCCCCTTTTAATTAATTATTATAAATCTGCTGCGTCTTGAACACTATTGTTTTGTAAATACAAAACAGTAACTGTTGCTGCACCAGTTGTACCGTCACCACTCGCACCAGTAAAGTCAGCTAAAACTTGTAAGTCAGTTGTACCTACATTAGTTGCTTCTGTATCTAAAGTACCGTGAGTAGTAGCTAGAGCTTTAACATTAACTCCATCTAAAAATGCATTAGCATCAGCTTCAGTTCCTACTGAAATAGTAGCTGCACCACTATCGTTATTTACAGTTGTTACATTAAGTATAACATCAACTATTTGTGAGTTTGCTGGAACTACTGCACATACTTGATTAAGATGTGAAGCTCCAATGATATCAACTTTTACTGATTGGCCCATAGTAACGAAACCAGTATTTTTAATACTTTCGCCTAATTTTGTGCCAGTTGTTTGACTAACCGTTCCCGCTTTTATCGGTCCGGAAAATGTTGTTGTTCCCATATGTCTATCTCCTTATAATAGTCTGCTTTCGCAGTCGTTTGGGTTATTAAAAATACTAGGCGTATTGCTACGCCTAGTATTAATTAGTTATTATGCTACGCCTTCAGATCCGTATACACCTCTCCAGTCTGTAAAACCGAAGCTGTATCTTTCTCTGCATTTGTATCTTAAATTACCAGATTCAAAATCGCCTTCAACAGCTTTTTTGATTGGTGATCTAACGAAGTGCTTCATTCCATCTGGACAATCAGTTAATATGAAGTATTGATCAGGATTAGTAAATCTTTGATTGACTACTACTCCTTCAGGGATCATACCCATATTTCTCATTGCGTTGATATCATTATCAGCAGTACCAGGTCTTAAATTAGACTTGATAATTCTTTCTGCGATAAAGATCAACCCAGGAGGAACTGCAAGTTTTCTTCCAGATAATGCAATTGGTATACTTCTGTCATCTACAGCTTGCGAGATTTGAACTAAAAGTGTCTCTAAAGACGTTTCAGATAAATCTGCAGGTGTTGCTAAAATGTTAGAAGCAGTACCGCCACCACCTAGTGGGTGTGAGCCATTCATTAAAGCTTGGCCATCACCACCTACTGATGTAGTAGTTGCATTATTAAAGATATTTGCACCTTTGATCTCTTTAGTATGTTGCATTGATCTTGCAAGTGCTCTTGCGTATTTAGCGCCAAGAGAACCGTACAAGCCATCTTCTTCAGCTTCTTCTGTAATCGCAAAAGCTAAAGCGACAGTTTCATGCACATATCTTGAGACAAAGCCTTCTCTACCAGAATCATAACTGATCATGGCACCTTCAGCTTTAGTTGGTGCAGCACCGAATCCGATCATTTGAACATCTTCTTCGAATGCTTTCATTGATTGCTCTGTAGAATATAGTGATCTCCATTGTTCTGGATATCTGTCATATTCCATACCAAACACGGTGTTTAAACCTAGATTGAGCTGTTTGGTAAAAAGTGCTCTATTTAAAGCCATTTTTTAACTCCTATTGTTAAGGTTATACACCAGCATTCTGAGTACCATATAGAGATAGATTGATTACTACTTCTACATCAGCATCAGCGCCTACTGCATTATTTGGCATATCAATTAATCGTAGGATTCTTAAAACTTTTGCAGTTGTTGCAAGAGTTGAATAATCCAATTCATCAGTTGAATGTCCATATGTTGAATTATACGTTCCAATTGTAACATTAGCTAAAGCTCCTACTGCGGAGTTAGCGAAAGTTCCATTTACTTGGACTGCGTAAGTGATATTTGGATCATCGTACACATAAGCTTTAATAGGCTCATTAGCCTTTGCTGTAGTGCCCGTGTTCCAAACTTTAGAGAATTTAACATCACCAGTATTATTGTCGATGTATTCAACTCCATAAAAAACACCTAGAGCTGTTCCGCCCGCTGTGCCTCTTATGACTGTCCCATCGGCTGCCAAAGTAACGAGGTCTCCACTTGCAAGGTTAGCTGCATAGCTATTTGCAATTGCATACTCGTTGGCTCTAATAACACCGCCTGTTAAATGTCTTAATGGTACGAAACCATTTGGTGCATTTACATTTGCCATTTTTATTTACCTTTGTTAGTTTGTTAACTGCCTTCCGAACTAACTGTAGTTTTAAAAGTCCTTTGGATAGGTTGGCCTGGTGATTCGACTTTGTTCATGTCGTTTTCGACTGATCTCATCAAGTTCTCTGTCATTTGCGCATAGTAGTCATTTCTTTGATCTAACATTTCTTGCGGCATTTCACAAAGTACCATTCCTTCTATTCCAATATGCCCAGCAAATTTGCCATGTTCTATCGTTGGAAAATGTTGGCCATCTGGAATTGATTTAACATCTCTAGGTACCCAACCTTCTCTCAACCGTTTAGCTACATTCGTAGGTGTCTCCTGTCCCAATACCATTGTTGCTACCCAACGTTGAGCATAACCAGGTCTTGGTTCAGGCGCTTCTAATAAGTTACTCGGTCGCCATTTCGAAGCTAGTTTAGATTTCTCTACTCTAGTTTCATTATTTATTTTATTACTTTTATTCATAGTCAGGCTCCTTTCTATTGTCCTGTATCGCTAAAGCTTTTTACTTCTTTAGCAAATCGTTTTAGTGCTGCTTCATCTGTAATATCTATACCAAAGTTTTTTGCAGTGGCAAGGTCATCACTAGTGAGCTTAACTCTGTTACTTGATGTTCCTTTCTTACGAGAAACTCCAGCAACTGGAGATTGCACTCTATTGTTTTTTTGTACTACATTTTGTTCCGTTTTGGAAGTGTTTTCTTGTGATTTATTAAAATAAGGAAGACCACTTGATTTTAGTCTTTTGGTCATCTCATCATAATATCCCGGATCATGCACATCCCAACCTTCTTCTGTTAATTCAGCATCAATTCCATAAGCCATAGCTGTTTCTTTTCTATAACCAGGTTTATTAAACCACGCAGAATTTTCTTTTACCCATTCGGTTGCTAAAGGCGGAGCTTTTTTTTCAGTTTTTTCTTTAGGATTAGGTACTTGTGCAGCATAATCTTCAGTTTTAGTCATTTGACTTCGAAGTTCTGCCATATTTTCATACAGTTTAACTTGTTTTTCTGTATTACCTTCTTCTATTGCTGTTTTTAATTCATTAGAAACACTTGAAAGTTGATTGCTTAATGATTTATTAGCAATATCATATGTCTTTTTTTCCATTTTTGACATTCTTTCTTCCATTTCTACTAATTTTTGTTCAGCTTCTGCTCTTTTAGCTACTTCTTTCTGGATTCTTTTACGAACTTTAAGAGAATAAGGCAAATCTTCTGAATATTCAGGGATTTCCTTAATTGGTTTAGGTTTTTTTTCTTCTAATTTAACTTCTCTTTCATTTTCGTAAGTTTTATCTATTTCTTTCTCATTAGAAGGTTCTTGTTGTACTAAATCTTCAATAGGATTAGAAGGTACACTTACCTCTTTCTCCTTTTCAGGTTCTTCTAACAATACTTCTAATTCTTCGTTCTTATTTTCTTTTTCTTCTATCATAGTTTCTCCTATGTTGGCATTAACTTTTGTTAATGTATATTATAGTTGTTGAGTTACAATATCTGGACTTTCCAGAGTTGCAATAATCTCATCATCATTTAATAACACCATTTTCACGTTTTGTACAGAAACTCTTGCTCCTGCATATCTACCAAAAATAACCCAATCTCCTACTTTACACCAAGGTTTTTTTCTATCACTGTAACATTCATCACCCATAGCTATTATTTGTCCTACACTATTTAAGTATGTTTGACTATCTTTGTTAGAATCCGTTAAATATATACCACCTTTTGTTTTTTCTATAACTCCTTTAGGTCTTAATAAAATTCTATAACCTACAGGTTGAGGAACTTTTTCTGGTGTAGGAATGTCATCATCAGTAGCCCAAGCTTCATTACTATTCATCTTCTATATCTCCTTGTTTATATTTTTCTATTGTTTCATTTATTATTTCAAAAGCTTTATCTAAACCTTGTCCATATCCATAAATACGTTTAAATTCAGATATATTATCTACACCTTTATTTAATAAATTTTGTGATAAATCTTGTTTATGATCTTTAATTTTTTTCTTAATTGCCTGAATCAGACGTTCCATTATTTCCTTTCTTAAAAAATTCTAATGTATCATTAAAATTTTTTCGTAGACCACTTGAAGCAATTGCAAATAAATGTGGTTTAACTGTTTTAATAGAAATTTTTTTATTTTCTAAAAATTTTTTTGCTTGTCGTATTTCTTCTGGTTTAACTGCCATTAATATCTTTTGCTATTTTATTTTTATTAATCCCTTTTTTAATTACATAAGATTGTGTTCCATTAGCACCAGTATTAACTGCTTTTTTTAAATTTTTAGTTAATTCTCTTTGTTTATTTTCTTTATTTATTTTAGCTATGTGATCTAAAACTTTTTTAGTTATACCACTTGTTGCCATATACTTAATCTTTTTTTCTATCCTCTCTTGCAACTTTACTTGCAACTTCTACTATCTTCGCTTTAGATTCAGCATCTTTTCTTGCATTTTGTTTTTGACTTTCTTTAACACCTTGCATAAATCTTGCTTTTCTAATATTTAATTCTTCTGCTTTTAATTGAATGTTAGCTTGTTTTTCTTGAGCTTCCATTTGTTGTTTTTGTTCTTCAGGTGAAGGTGGCATACTTCCCATTAAATTTTGTGCTGCTTGAGCTGCAGTTGCTGCTATTCTATTTTCTTCTTCTATACTTATTTCATCTGAAGGTTCGTTATCAAATTCTCTATTAAAATCTCCTGAAGAAATAGGATTACCAGGAGGCACTTGAGCTTGCATTTGTTGTTGATATAAAAATGCCATATGTTGACCTATATGAGCTAACATTGCAGGGTATAGTCTTTCTTTAGCTTCAGGATTTCCACCAAATC